AATGTCTGGACATATTCACCATTTAAAGTGGTATAATAACTAAGGACAATATTGGCTTGATTATCTTTTACATTTTTTATTGTTTTTGTGGTTTCTGTAATAGTTTCACCAGCATATTTTCTTCTATAAACAGTACTATTAAATATTTCCGAGAATTCAAATACTTGATTGGGTAATGGGACTGGTGTTATCTCGCTTATCTGAAACTTTTGTTCTTCTTGAATGATAGCACCTTTAAATTCAATTGTAGAATCTTCAGCACCTAAATCACTAACAAAAGCAGAATGTACTGAAATTTTATCACCTACATTTAATTTAATTCCACTTGATACTTCATTCGTCCATTCAGCATTAGATTGTGCTTCTCCGACTTGTTGACTATTTTGTCTATTCGCTTCTAGTATTATTGTGTCAACATAACCAGACATATTATTAATATTATATATATATTAATAAGATAAAAAAAAAGTATAAAAAAATTTAATAAAGATTTTAAATTTATGCAAATACCGGAGTTAATACACCATCATTTAGACTAGCCATTCTAACCACTTCAAGGTAAACCCTCCAAGTAAATGAATTAGCAGGAAGACCTCCCCAAGTATCATATAGTTCAATACCTCTGCTGTTGATTCGTTCATTACGATTTAGTCTATCTTCTACAAACTGAAGTTTAGTATCTAAACTAGTTTTTAGTGCTCGCCCTTGAACTTTTTCAGTAGTAATTAAATCTTGTTCTCCAGAATATTCATCCTTACTGACAAAAGGATTTGAACCGTGTGCTAATGCTAGATTACTAAATAGACGAGAGCGATTAGTAATATCAATAGGATATAGGTAGTTGTCATTATATCTAACATTATGAGATAATACACCCATATTCCTTGATGCTGGTGCTGCTGCTGCACTATCAATTAGAGTTCCTTGAGCGTTGTATACATTAGTTAATGATTGTTCGGCAGTTCCAGCAGTTTTATCTTGTGATAACATATAAAATAGTTTATTTATAATTCTACCAGCACCACCTACATTTTGAATTACAGTTTGAGAAGTATCACCGGTATTATCAACCGTCCTTTTATTTAGTCTATAATCAACATAAGTAAATGACATTTGAGAATTAGCATTTGCATATGCTTCCATCATTTCCTGAGGGTAATAAATATAATCAGCAATCATACTAACTTGTAATGAGTCTATACTAAAATTAGTATTGTGGTCTGCTACAGTAATACCTCTTTTATGACTATCAGCATAATGTAGTTCTAAATCAATATCTTCTTTAAACATATAAAGTGGTAATTGATTCATTTTAAGAAAAGGGAATAAATCATTTAGAGCAATTTGAAATACTGGAGAAGATTTATCTCCATTTTTACTATCGCCTCCACCTTTTTGCATTTGACAAACTCTTGGAATACTATTCTCGTGTGCTGCTGCTCCACCAGTTTCATCAACTTCAATACCAAAATCTAATGTATATTTTTGAGCTTCATTATCACTTGCCGAATCATACAACCATTTACGACACATCATTCGTCCAGTAGTAAATGCTTCTCTTTGTTTATTATGTTGAGGATTAATAAAACTAGATTGATAAGCAGAGAAATGACCGAAATCACTAGTTTCACAAATAGTTTTATTACCTGCTTTTAAAACACATCTATCAATTATGGCGTGTACTCCAACATTTAAAGGAAACGAACAAACACCGGCATCGTGATTAGTTACATCTACAGCAAAAGTTAATTTTGAATTTGAATGAAGTATTCCTTTGTTTTGTAGGCGGAATCTTGTAAATCGCTGATTAAAAACGACTGGTTCTAAAATATCGGTTTCTACATCCATTTGTGTATTAACCTGTGCTGGTCCTATTTTCATAAGGTCGGGAACCATACCTGCTTGTGGAGCGGGAGCGCTTGAAGATTGTTGACCTGAATTCATACTATCCATTATATATATATTAAATATATATAATAAAAAAAAAATAAATTTTAAAAATGACTATTTATCATAACTCAGTTGATTACTTGAATTCCGGATTGGTTGAATACAACGGTATTTTTATGGTGAACAAACATATAAACAGCTTGGGGATTATCAGTTACTAAATCCATATCCATATTAATTCCAAAATTAGTTGAACTAAAATCTACACCTTGATTACTGATTGTATCAAAAGCAACACCGATTCCATAATTGATTCCACCATCAATTACCTTTTGGTCAGATGTTACAATACTAGAAGCAGCAGAAGGTAAAACCATATTTTCCGGTTTCAGTAAATTCCTACGATTTTTAGCAAATGAATGAATAGCATTCATATAGTTTCTAATGATTTGACCGTCTGGGTTTCTGCTTTTAGAATCTACTTGCTGAACTGTATCAATATTATATTCTAAGGGCATCCTTTCACCTCCACGAGTAAATACTAATGATTTAACATATGCTACTTCACCAGTATCACCTTGATTACGATTATAACCAGTAACCATACCATTAAAGTTTCTGTTGTTAATAGAAGCAGCATTAATGAAATTACAAAATACACTTAATACTTTAGATAATCCTAATGAAAAATTAATGATTGCATTCGCCGAATTAACGGTTGTATAATAACTACTAATAGAATTGTATTCAAAAGTATTTCCTTTTGCTCCACCACTTTGTAATTGAGATAGTTCGTCTGGTGCTGGGGATTGAACTTCACAAGAAAGCGACATATTTTGATATTCATAAAAAGCAGTAGAAATAGCCGTTGCTCCACCATCATCAGAATATAATACATTACTATCCGGTGCTAAATGAACTTCAATTAGTAATCCACCAAGACCCCACTCAGAAGCAAGTGGAATGTTTTTAGTTCCATTAAATAGTCCACAAGGAAGACTTAAGGAAAAAGTGCTTGAACCAGTAGTGGATAAATTTACAGCATTATCAACAACCGCTTTTTTAACTGCTACACTATTTAGTACTTGTAAATCATCTTGATTTTTATGGGATAGACCATCACCCAAATCACTTGTGACTCCAAGGTAGGATGCCATAAAACGATTGTAATTACGAATATGTTCTATAGTTTGATTTGTTCGTTGCGATTTAATGACAAGTTGGTCTATAGTAGAATATAAAGATGTTCTTCCATCCATATTCAGAGCAGCATTAGCAGAACCTAAAGCACCAGCATCATTTAGAATACTGAAATTACCTACAAGTCGAAGAGATTGACCTAGTAGAAATCTTTGCTGTTCTCCAATTATAAATTGAACGACCGGTTGTCCGTTGCGAAATGATAGTTTCCCATCAGAAGTAATATTAGAAGGAACAATCTCTAAATACTGGTTACTCATTTTAATTATATATTATATAATTATATAATATATAAAAAATTTAAAAAAAAAATTAAAAAAATAAATGGTTATATGAATTTATATTTTTTATTCCATTTATACTTGGAGACTAATTCCGTCGCCCCGAAATTCAATCCTTCGTAAATGGCTTACGAAATTACACCACAATTTATTTTTAGTAGGAGCAGTAGTTTCGTTATATTCTAATTGTAAATTAAAATCTTTTCCAACAGCATTATAACATCCATTATGAAGACTGAGTGCACGACCGATTACAAAATTAGTATTAAACTCCCTAAATGAAAATGGAGTAATATTAGACATACTTAATGCTTTTTCTAGTTCAATAAGCGGTTGCTGTGAAATACTTACTTGAGAACTCGTTTTGGATGTATCTACTCGTCTGCTCGGATTTAGTTTTCCATCATAAAAGAACTGATAATTTGTGAGATTATCTACAATTCCATTTATACCAGATTTATCACTACATTCAAACTTATCAGCGGTGTTGTCTGCCGTTGCTTCTTCAAATGTAACATAAGTTTTATCATTAGAAGGAAGACCACCAGATATCGCTTGATAAGGAAAATAAACCGTAGCATCCGTCGGAACAGATAAAATAGCTTTTGCCCTAGACATATTAAGGGGTAGTCTAATATTTGCAACCCTATCACTTTGTAGTTGAGAATATTTATAATTAGTAAATGATAAGAAGTCATAATTCATACTTCCACCTTCTTTCATCATACTCATCATTTTAGATTTATAACCTTGAGGCATTTCAAGTTGCTGTAAAACTAATTCTACATTAGATACAGTATAATCAAAAGAACTATAATCTGTTCCAACACTAGAACTGAAAACAATAAAATTGTTTGAAGTTACATTAACGGCGGCAGCATCTAATTTTCCACCAGTTCCTTTCATTACTAATTTAACAAATGCAGTATCTATTACAATTTCATCTATTATAAAATCATCTGCTACTGCTAAAACAGTTGCATCTAATTCTGCTGCTGCTGTATCAACTTTAGCAAATCCAATTCTTTCACCTACACAGAAAGGACAGTGTTCTACTTTAGTCATTTGTGTATTATCTTTGGCTAAAAATATTTCAGTAACAGCAACAGAAGTTCCACCACCAGTTCCACCACCACCAACAATAGGGTCACCACCAGAATTAATACCGTGGAATATTGGTTTAGAAAGTGCTTTAGTATTTAGTCGTGCTGTATCTAATTGACGATATACACGATTACCGGATTCTAATTGGATATCTAATACTAATCCTTCAGTTAATAGTGTCGGTAATACTTTATTAGATGAAAATAGACCAGTATTAATAGGTAGTTGAACTTTAACAGTTTTGAAATTTTTATTGGCAAAAACAGTTCCAGCAGCATTAGAAGAAACATTTTCAAAATAAAGATTTTTTGCTGGGTCATTTTTATGGGATTCAGTTGTTCCCCTATTTGTTCTTGTAGCGATTGTATGGCAACTTGAACCCTCGGTTAATGCTCGTTTAGAACGAATAACATCATTAGTTTCATAAGTATATTTAACATTAGTTAAAACATTATAATCTTGATATTCTTCTAATAGAATTTTACCAGCACCTCCAGAATAAATTCTAACATCTTTCAGTAAAATCTGTGCTCCAAGAGTTTCATCTAATTGTAGATATGTTTCGTGTGTAGCACTTGTCGGAAGTTGAAGTTTTACATCAAACTGTAAATAACTTTCTTTTGGTTGTATAAATTCAACTGTAGGTGGAACTTCAACAACTACTCGTTGACCGCCTTTATATTCTAAACCATTAGAACTTGGAATACTAACAGATTTCTGGGAAATAGGAATTTTATCTTCACTCGTCCAAAAGGAATCTTGCTGAACCGAACTCATAATATATATATATTATAAAATATAAAAATTTAAAAATAAAAAAAATTTTAAAAAATCACCAGAGATAATTTAAACTCCAATATGCTGGACTTGTTTTATCTTTGTATGCAAAACTTCCATCCTTTCTTTTAATACCCATCATTCTAGCCCTGAATGATTTTCTTTGTTCTTTACTTGCTTTACCACTTCTCCAGTCATCCATTCCTGCTGCTCCAAAATGAACTGTTTTATAACCTTTTTTATTATCTGCTTTTACATATACACTAAATTTTTTATTTTTTGGTGTTGATTTACCTTTGAAAGGTTTATTTAATATAGGTTTACCTTTTTTATCTAACGGCATTATATATATATATAATAAATATAATAAATAAATTTATCATAAATTTAAAATGAACTACTCCCTCCAATTAATTTATGACTATCTGTTTGTGCTGATGCTAAAAATCCAGTTCCGGCTAAACTCGGTGCAATTTTAGTTGCTTGAATACCTTTTTGATAATTACCTTTATCCGTGGCTTGTGTTGCTTTTTGGTCTTTTACAGATTGAACTGTTCCATCTATAGCACCAGCAACCGATACTGCTGCTGCTACTGGTTCTAAAAATGGTAGAGCAATAGAAGCAATATCTAATGCTGTCCCTCCAACAGTTAAAGCATTAGATATTTTATCACCAGTAGAAGCATTTTTCTTACCACCAGAAAAGAAACTATCACCCGAACCTAAACCTTCAAAATCTTTAACAATATCAATACCTCCACCAACATTACCTAATGCTTTACTTAATCCTGTGTGTGCTAATGACCCTTCTGCTGCTCCAGTTAATTTACTAATTACACCACCTTTAAAAGTTCCACCTGCTTTTTCAGCATCTTCGCTTATTGTTCCAGCATCTTTAACACCTGCTTCTGCTGCTGCTGGTGCTACTGTTCCTTCTGCTGGTGGTGTTGCTGTTGTAGAAGGTGCTGGTGCATCTTCTCCGGCTTGTGCTGTTGGTGCTCTTGCTTGTGATGATGTTAATGCTGGTGTTTCAGATTGACCTACTCTAACTGGCGAAGCAGTTTTCATACTTCCTTCACCTTCAGCTTGTAGTGGAGTGCTTCCATCAGATAATTTACCAGCATCATCAGTTCCTCCAGATAAAGGTGTAGATTCTAAAGGTCCTTGAACTTGATTTTTTTGATAATCGGCATCTAATTCTTCTGGTGATAATTGTTTTGGTGCTCCAGCAGCATCAGCACTACTAGAACCACCAGCACCTTCACCTCCAGCAGTTCCAAAAAAAGTTCCTTTAATAGATTTACCTATACCGACGGCTTTATCGCCTGCTCGTTGTGCTGCTCCTTTTAATGAACCAATAGGGTCACTAACACCTTTTTTTATAGCACTTCCAGCATCACTAATATCTTTTTGTGCTAAACCAGTATAAGATAATCCTAATTCTTTTGCTCGTTTACCTTGTCTATAATAAGATGCTACTGCTCCGTGAGTTCCTAATACATCAGTAACACCGTGAAACCAATCTTCACCCTGACCTATTTCTTTATCTTGTTTTTTTTTATTCTGCCAGTTATCAAAATTAACTTTATTTTCTGCTCTTATATTATCATTAGCGTCTGTTGCTGCCTCTAACAATTGATTACCTTGTTCCATACTTGCACTCATTATGATATATATATAATATAAATATATAAATTTTAAAAATATTATTTTTTAATATTTTCTGTTTCTTCTGTTTCCATTTTATCATCAATATTTACTTCATCTTGATGTCCTCCAACTAATACAACCTTATCAAAATTACTATACATTAATGGTGGATTAGATTGTAAATCCATATAACAAAAATTATATTTTTCTGGAGTCGCTAATCTATAATATTTTAACCAATTATCAGCACCACCAAATAAATCGCCATATTCTTCTGCTACTGCTAATAGTTCTTTTTGATTAGGAAATGGAGAACCGATAATCACGTCGGTAGCATTTGCTCTAACAACTGGACTTACACTTCCTTTAAATTTTTGGGAACTTATAACTAATAATTTAATATTAAAATGACGATATCTACTACATAAATGATTTACTTTACTTTCTCTTTTAATTGAACCTAAACAATCATCCAATATTAATGCTGTTTCTGGTTGGTCTTTTTTTTCAAACCCTTTTTGTCTATTAATTAAACCATCAATAATACTATCATCATAATAATCATATACATTAAAAGCTTGATTTAAAAATCTACTTGTAACATCATTTTTAATTGTATTACTAATTATCTGAACATCATCAAAAAAATCTTGTCCGAAGAAATTATCATTTAATAATAAATTACTTATGATTGTACTCTTTCCAGTTTTAACTGGCGATATCATTAACATTAATGCACCTCCTCCCGGACATCCACAACCGACATCTGGAAGATGAGGATGATGATACTTTGCTTTTACTCCTTCTGGTTCTACAACTGGTAATACTTTTGGAACAATCTTAGGATTTAACTTTTTATCCATTATATATTATATATGATATATTATTTTTATAAATTATTTTTTTTTATTTTATCATTTTATCATAAATAAAAATATAATATATATATATAAGATGTTAACATATAAACAAAAGTTTAATAAAAAATATAAATTTAAACCAAATGATAGTCATTCATTAGCAGAAATTAGTAGATTAACTGGATATAAATTAAGTGGTTTAAGAACAATACTAAAAAAGGGTAGAGGTGCTTTTAGAAGTAATCCTCAGAGTGTTCGTCCCCAAGTAAAATCTGCTACTCAGTGGGGAGTAGCAAGGGTATACAGTGCAGTAATGGGAGGTAAGGCGGCTAAAGTAGATAAAGCACATTTAATTAAAAAATAATATTTTACAAGTTTAAAATTCAAAAATAAAATATATGTATATCTTATTATGGGGATATTTGAAGATTTATTTCCTGAATATGAATTATCAAGTGATGAAGATGATTATGACCCATATGATACAACTGGAAAATACGGACAATATGGAATTTGTAATCGAGGTGTAAATTATAGTTCTACAAATTGGTGTTGTATGGATTGTGAAAGGGATAGAATGCGTAGAAGAAAACAATATAACCAAATGAAACAACAATTTATGGATAATGGTAATTTTGATTTTAATTGTAATTATAATATAAATAAAAAAAGATTTTTTGATAATGATAATTGTTTTGATGATTTCAAATATACAGTTATAGATGAAGACCCTATATTACAAATAGAAGATGATTGGAAAATATTAGGGTTGATACCTCCAAAAACAAAACAAGAATTAAAAAAAAAATACAGACAATTATGTTTACAACATCACCCTGATAAAGGAGGTAATTCACAAGATTTTATTCGACTTACAGATTCATACAATACACTTTGTTCGGTTTGTTAATTATTTTGTAATCCAATTATAGATTATATCACGATTTTTCTTAATAGGAAACCAATAAGTTAAACCAGTAACTATTCTACCCATTACTAATATTGAGAATGGGTCATCAATATCAGCGAGTTCCCCTTTATCATCTAAAAATTGAAGTGTCATACCATAAAATTTACGACCATTAATTTTACATTCATTTTCACAATTATTATGTTCTAATATTTGTAGTTTTTTATTTTTGTATGTTTTTTTCCAAGACTTTACATCTACTTTCATAAACAATTGTTTGTCTTGATTTAGTAAATGACAATCGTCTTGGGCGTTATGATTCCAATACATACACAGTAAATCTCGTTTATTGTTGTATACTTGTTTGTGTAGTTTTGTTTGAAAATCTTTTGTTTTAAAAACCGGCATAATTTATATGATAAGTTGTTTTGTTTTTACCTATCGCAGCTTTAGCATATTCTATATATATAGAATACCTAAAGCGTGTTTTATTTATTTTTTTGTTTTTTTATATTTATGATTTAGTCATAATTTATGGACTATTGTAAATCCAATATACAGTTCCATATAAACTATATTCACTATTACAATCCATACTATAATATTCTTCACAATCTATAAGATTATTATCAAAACAATAATCCGGAAAACTGTCATATCCGTCCAAGTAAGTCCAAGGACTATCCCTTACTTCTTCATATTCGTCGTCGCCTTCTTCATAACCTTCATATGACATAAATTCTTCCCAATTATCAGCCCAACAATCGTCAATCATACTTTCTGTAACAATATCAAATCCAAGTTGTTCCATACAATCAATAGTGTCTTGATGATATTTTAGTGTATTTTCAAGTTCCCCGAACCATATCATAAAATCAGAATTAGTTAAATTTTGTAGCATATTCTCAATCATATATGTCATATAATATCCCAATCGTTTAGTTAACGAACATTCTTCCATTTTTGATATTTTAGATTGTAATAGTTCATTATCATTTTCTACGATAAGTTTATCTTCATTAAGTTTATCATATTCTTCATTTAGTTTGTTAATCATATCGGCGGTTGTTTCGGCGTCAGCTTGAATGATAAGTTTTTCATTTTCTTTTTTAAGTTTTTCATTTTCTTTTTTAAGTTTTTCATTTTCTTTTTTAAGTTTTTCATTTTCTTCCCTTAATGTGTTTATTTCTTGTTGTTTACAATCCGCAAATTCTATTATTTGTTTCATAAATTCACTTATTTGTTCTTCATTAGCATATTCTGTTTGGCTCATTTTTAATGACTTGTTGTTGATGTTCTTTTGGAGTTCTTTTTCTTGTTTTGGAGTTCTTTTGGAGTTGTTTTTCTTGTTTATATGATAATTATTTTAAAATGTAATCAAATTAAATCAATAATTTATATAGAATTAATGGTATTTAATATATTTTGTTTTTTTATATTTATGATTTAGTCATACATTTATGGACTATTGAAAATCCAATATACAGTTCCATATAAACTATATTCACTGTTACAATTCATATCATAATATTCTTCACAATCTATAAGATTATTATCAAAACAATAATCTGGAAAACTATCATATCCGTCCAGGTCATCCCAAGAAATATCCCTCACGTCTTCATATTCGTCGTCTCCTTCTTCATAACCTTGATATGACATAAATTCTTCCCAATTATCAGCCCAACAATCGGCAATCATATCTGTTGTAACAATATTAAATCCGAGTCCTTCCATATAATCAATAGAGTGTTGATTATATTTTATTATATTAGGAAGTTCCCCGACCCAGATCATAAGATCAGAATTAGTTAAATCTCCTTCTAAACAATCGTTAATAATATAATATATCAATTGTTTAGTTAATGAACCTTCTTCCATTTTTGATATTTTAGATTGTAATATTTTATTTTCATTTTCTACGATAAGTTTATCTTCAATAAGTTTATCATATTCTTCATTTAGTTTATTAATCATATCGGCAGTTGTTTCGGCGTCTGCTTGAATGATAAGTTCTTCATTTTCTTTACACTTGTTTTTGTATAGTATTTTGTAATCAACAGCATTATTTTTAATACAACCGTTAAGGAATACAGAGTAATCAGTATTAATCGGCATTTATGATGTTCGGTTGATGTTCTTATGATGTTCGGTTGATGTTCTTATGATGTTGTTTTTCTTGTTTATATGATATTTATTTTAAAATGTAATCAAATTAAATCAATAATTTATATAGAATTAATAGTATTTAATATATTATGTTTTCAAATTAAATGGTTAAGGTATTCATTT